CTTCCTGCACCGTTCCGATTTCAAGAGCGGGAGTTTTGCCGTCCTGGACGTTTTCAGCAGCCGTATTGGCTGCACTTGCTGCGTCTGTAGCAGACTTTATAGCTGCCGCCGTATCTGCCTGACGTTTCGTTTCAGCGGCTACACGAAGATCCTCCGCATTCGTAACGTTCGTATTGGTTGCCTCCAGTTCCGCGATCATGTCCTGAGCCGGCTGCTGGAGCTCCGCTATCTCAGCAGGTGTCAGATCGCTGAAATGCAGCTTCAGCGAGTCTTTCTGCTCTTCTGTCAGATCATCAAAGGTCAGGGAGATAGATTCATAATTGACCAGCAGCTTCCAGGAGGTGTCGGTTGTGTACTTCCATTCGATGCCCAGGTCACCCTTACGGAACTCCGGTGTCTTTCCGGCTGCCGTCACTCCGGTATTGACCGTGCCGATCCACCAGACACCCTCCTGAATGGACGGAGTCACATCATTCTTGATGGCCGTTTTAAAAAGAGAGACAGTCATCTTACCGTTTACCCCCGAGCTTTGTACAAGCAGGATGTTATCCAGTTCCGCCACAGCGGAAACACTCTGAAAGTCTTTTATATCTATATTTTCCATACACACATTTTTTTAAGGGACGCCCTCGCTATCTTCACAGACCGCTACGGCTGAATATAATTTATAAATTAAAAGTTTCAATGTACCACCTTGTAACAAGGCAGGTTGTACGTATCTCCCGTGGTACCCGTATACTCAAGTTCGGAATAGGGATATACGCACAGGTCGAACGGATAATGAACTTCCGTGCCGTCCTGTTCAATCACATCCACTCCACCGTTACGGTACGACCAGCCGTTGGGGATTATCACTCCCCGGAACATGCCTCCTGCCGGGATGGTGATACGGATTTTTGCCGGATACGTCTGCTCGGGAAGAGGAAGCGACTGGGTAGACTGCAACTGGACATCAAGGAATACCTGAAGATTGTAAGCAAACAGGTTTCCTATAAACACCTGCGAGCCCAGCTCGTGCATGTATATGTTAAGACGCTTGGTGCCGCCCGGATCGCCGATCCCGTACACCTTGTTATAACCGGCAGCATCGAGCACCAGCCACGACAGGTTTTTCCCAAGATCCGTATTGTCGTCCACGACCTGGAAGGAGACCCTCACGTTGGCCATCGCGTCCATGTAGCCGTTATTTCCGTCAAGCTGGAGATAGGGCTTGAAAAGGCTCATGTCCGCTTCACTGACATCCTTTATGTCCGTTTCCGACCCTCTTAACAGCCCGAGCCGGGATTTCATCAGCAAGTTCTTGTACATGAATCCCGCGATATTGGCCCCGTCGATCAGTGCCGTATCCATCGCCACAAAACTGAACTTGCTCGCCGGCTGCCAGTTCTCATCACCTGTCGAGGACGTCGGAGCAGCTGTTACTGTCGAACCGTGCACCTTGACCTCGAATGTGAACACGCTGCCGTCTATATAGTAGTTTATAATGTCACGGGTGGCATCCGTATAGGTGTATTCCACGCCGCTTTCGTAAAAACCGCAGTAAACGGGCATGGCACCCGTAGCTCCCGTATCTCCTTTCTCCCCGTCGGAGAGCACACTCACGGAAGTGCTCAGCAGGTAGTCACTGCCGAATGAGGCGGAAGAAGTCTCATAGGTACGTATAATGAAGTATTTATAGGGATGTTGAGCGACATTGACCGTTTTGGAGGACACATTCTCCACACTCCCGATGCGTGTCCATGAGTTCCCGTCCAGGCTTCCCCAGACGGCCATATATGCTTTGACGGGATTGCCTGCGGTATCCTTGTGCGATACGGTAAAGGATTCAGGCTCATAACTGCCGGTCATGGTGCGTCCCACCTGCGTAACGGAGGGGATCAGCTGTGTTACCACAGGAGTGGTGCCATCCTTTCCATCTTGGGCAAAATGAGTAAACAAAGCCATCTCACCGTAGTCCCCCCATCTGCCGTCGGTGAATTTACGGGCACACTGGTATTCATAGGGGAACTCCGCTCCAGCACCTGAAGGATCGTCCGTCCACCAGCCTACAGCTTCCCAGTTGGACGCGGTATCGGGAGTAACACCCGTACAGCTGCTTGTACACACCCTGTAGGCACCGTTATATTTGACAATGTTGCCTCTTACGTATGTTTTGGTGCTGTCGTAAGCGGGAGCTTCACCGATATATTCGTCCGTATAGGGGTCAGAATAGGGGAAATCCACGACAATGTGCGACTTTGCCAGTATGTATACGCGTTCCTCATCCGGAGTGTCCGTAGGGAACTCAACTGGAGTGCTCCACGCCGGAACGGCGCTTGTATCCGGGTCGATCACGGCTGTAGACAGCCAGCAGGTACGGGGATAGACAACACGGTACTTGAAACAGTCCTCACCGGCCTTTCCGGAAGCGTTCTTCTGATACACCACGTCGATAAAGTGGGAGCCGGTTGTAGGAACGATAATACTCAGCGTTTCCGAGGCTGTTCCCGATTTTTTCCACAGGGTGCTTGCATTGTCGGTATAAGCCACGTCGACGGGGCAGACAATTCCATAATCGCCCGACTGGGAAGATACGGCAACAAGCAGGTCGACCACCTGGTTGTTGTATGAGGTTACAAAGGTTATGCGATTCTTATAGACGGTTGAATCCGATGCCGGAGTCGGGGAGACATACATATTATCGGTAAGAACGAAGTCACCGGTATTATTAAGGGAGACCGGTTCTCTCGGTTCGGGGGAAAGGAACCATCCGGCGGGATTCAGCCCCAAGGGAGTGGACGGCTTGTCAAAGGCATAGCGGTAACGGAGCTCGGTGTATCTTCCGTCAGCTCCATCCTCACCTTTCGCCTTGATGCCCGTATCCACGTATTTTCCCTGTCCGGCATCCCATACCCACCAGGTGCCGTTTTGAATGACCGGAGAGTGACCGTCATCTCCCTTTGCCGGGTCACCTGAGTCCACGTATTTTCCTTGTCCGGCATCCCACACCATCCAGGTGCCGTTCTCCGAGATATAGGGGCTGTGCCCGTCAGCACCGTCAGTACCGTCGGCACCGTCCTGAACGACATAGATTGTCTCCCTGTCGACCAGGACAATACCACTGCCGGTTTCGCTGTATAAACGAAAAAGGATTTTTTCCGAGATGCCGGATACCGGTATACCGGTGTCCGGAGTATACCTTACGGAAGAGTTCCCGTCTATCATGTATTCAAGCGAGTAGTTGTACGGAAGCGATGAAACCGCCGTGGACGCCCCGTCCGTTTTTAGGACACGGCAGGAGATGCTAGCAACGTCGCTGTTGCCTGCACTGTCCCTCTTGATAACGTTTACTGAAGGTTGCAGCGAGTAGATAACTGCGTTTTCGCCGTTGGCTCCCGGCTTGACCTTGTTGACGGAAAGATGGATAGTGCGCTCGTACTGCACGCCGTTATAGGTCGCTTTTCCGGTTACAGGAATACGAATGGTATCAGCGGCATCTTTCGTGATTGCCGTGACGGTTACTATTCCCGTGTCCTTGTCGGTAGTAGCGGTTACCCCGGAAACACTTGTACGGGAAAGAGAGTCGAGCGTCAGCCTGGTGGAACCGTAGTACATTGAAAAAGTGGAAGTCAGTGGAAGCCCGGAGGTAACCGTACCGTCAGCACTGCAAGAAACAGACTGCATCTCGTCGCTAAGATCGGCTGTGATGCTTCCTTCACCGTCAATACCGTTTCTTACCACTACCACCGAAAACCGCTTGTCAAATACGGCATTGCCTTCGCAGTTGATCTTCAGGTCCACGTAGCATTCTTCGTAATCGGTGACATCCGTAATGGTAAGGATACCACCGGATACGGCAGCGACACAGCCATGAGTCGAGAGAGTGACTACATATCTGTCTTTATCCACCGAATCGGAGAAAAGCAGCTCCGTCTCACCCTTAAACGCCTGGATACGGGTAGAGAGATTGTAAACGGATGTAACCACGTTTTCGTTTCCCGAGACGACATTCTCGTTTCCGGAGACGACGTTCAGTTCTTCGTATAATGAGGTCAGATTACCTTCGCTGTCCAGCTTAACGACACGCTCGTAAGAAGAAAGAGAGACGTTGTAGGCTGACTGTCCTTGCAGCTCTTCTATCTGCGATGGAGTAAACTGGATGTTTACGCCCGTCAGATAGGTGTTTTCCTGAAAGGTACCGTAACCGTGCATCACGAAGCCGCCGATGGCCAGACCTTCCAGCAGCCCGTCCTGCATCGAGATATTTTTTGTATGGTCAATTGCCCAGGTATCCACATCTTTCAGACGGCGGGTATAATAGCGGGTTTCATAAGTCATTGCCTGGCGGTCAGGATCGGTGAAGTTGCCGTAGGCGTAAAAGTTCATGCCGGCCATCGGATGAACGGTGGTTCCCGGCTGAAGGGTATAACGTAATCTCATCAATCCCGGTTCGTTCTGCAGGATCTCGGATGGTGTGAAATAGCTGGTAGCGAAACCGGCATAATTCAGGAATCCGTTTGCATCCACACTATCGGAAGTATTGTTTCCACCTTCCAGGCTGTGGAAGACACCCCGGCAGATATCATTCACCTTCGAGGTACCCAGCTGGTCGTCCAGCAGGTCAAGATCAATGGTCCGGTTAGCCGTGTCCACGCTCCGGATGGTTCCAAATGCGAAGGTGTTCGCTTTGTCACCGGATATGACATCAATGCAGTTGAAAGTGATTTTGGGAGTAACCATTTCCTCGCGAAAAATAGCCTTGTCTACCTCCATGATGGTTTTCCCGGTCTTTTCGTCAACCGTAATCGCACCACCAGAGCCGCCGATCATACCAGTGACAAAGTTGCCGAACCGGGCACCCTTCCGGAAGATGGACACCGCTTCGGATATGATACCTTTGACGAAGGTTATCAGACCGGAGGCTGTATCGTCGGTCTTTCTGCTAAGAGCACGCGTGGAAATCTCATCAATAATTCTTTTTGCCGAAAATGTATTGCGATCCGTAGGAACAGTCTTGTCATTCAAACCAATGAGATATATACTAGTTCCTCCACTTCCTGATACAGAATCGGTATATGTCTGTCCCTTGTATGTAAGAGAATCAAGTTTACTCTCTATCTCGCCTATACGCGAATATGAGGCAGTCTCTCCAACCGTATAAATTGGATGATCGTAAGGAAAATCCAGCGGCCACTCAAAACCAATTATTCTGGATTGTCTGCTTTTGGGGAAGAAAGCCTTATTGATCAGATTAACTTTGTCTCCCACCTCATAAGTGATAATATTCCCATTATTATATATGAACTCAGGGGCCATATCACAATCGTAGGTGGAAGGATCAATCATAGACTTCTTTACATAGTCTTTTGCCTTTTTCAATAACTCATCTTCGGCCTCCGGAATCAATTCCTCTGAAACATAAGCCGTATCAAAACCATAAAGAACATATGTGTCAGAATCAGCAGGAAACAAAATGTCATCAGGAAGGTAACGGCCGTAATCCTCATTACGTACAATTTCGAAAGTGGCACCGGAATCATCACTCTCCTGCAGAAGTAACTCAAAGTCCAGACCCGCGAGTTTTCCTGTCTGAAAGATCAAGCGGAAACTTTCTCCGTCCAGCCGGAAGTCATTTGTAAAATTCTTCAGTCCTGCATCCTTGAACGTATAGATACGATATTTGTCTCCTGTTGGATTGTCATCCTCGTCAAGTTCATCTTCCTCCCGGTATGTTACATTTGATAATGTGCCGACATATTTTGGATATTCATCTTCAAAGATGACAATTCCCTCTACAGCTTCTTCCTGTGACATCTCCACATTATTATTGTCATCATAATGAGTTTCACCAATGTATATACGTTCTCCTGTAGGACTATAACGGTAAGCATCCACATAAGGAACTTCCTCCGGGAGCATAAGACGTTTCTGGACCACACCATTTAAAGTGAGCTCCTTGTCATCTTTACTAAAGTAACTGTCGGGCACCTTTCCCTTAATGATGTTGTCAATTGTATATCTATCACCGAGCGAGGCCGTTACTCCGCTAGGCAATTGTATTACGTTAGCGGAATCACCGATTAAATGGTCCGGATTATATACACAAGAGAATGTCTTGCCCGAATTTAGTCCGGAAAGAAAGGTCACTGTAGCATCTGCTGACGATCCTTTGAATAGAGTTATGTCATATGAAACATAAGCCGAGAAAGAATCATTCAGAATAGAAGATTCACGAGATGGAACATGTGTGTATATCCTGATCTTTAAATCAGTAGCATTTCCCTCAATCTGCAAAGAAGAAGCGACAGCAAACACAGCAGAAACTTCGTATTGCTGGTCCTGAGATAAGGTAACCGTTTGATTACCTATAGAAACTTCTTTAGTTACGCTAGATAATTTATAGACATAAGATGCCCTCAAAACATAATCACCGGCAGGAAGAAAAGAACGTCCTGCTCCGATTGAAGGAATAACTGTGGATACATTAATTGATATGCCATCTCCTGATGAAACCTTATAATCTCCTGCAGGTAACGAAGCTACGATATCAGTGTCATGCGTCCATTCTACATAAGATGCAGTAAAACTGCCACTACCTATACTCTCCTTTACCGGACACTCTTCTTTGTGAACGACGCGACTTGGGAAATACTTTACATCAAGCGGTCTTGCCGTATCGGATATTTCCCTACCGTTTGCCTGCTTGACATCAAAAATAAGATTCTTACGGTAAGTAGAAGGAATGTTTCGCGTTGAACCAAAGGCATAAACACGAGTAGCGAAAACCGTCTGACTATCGCTACGCTGCATGGAGCTTACGTTTACATCCTCAGTATCTGTCAAATCTCCGGCCTTGAAATCTACGGGAGAGCTGTATTCGCAACGTCCGAAATGGATTGTCTTATCAGTTATCCACCATTCACACTCCCATGTCTCCGCCATTTGGGTAAGAGCATCAATCAGGTTTACGCTATCATATGAAACGAGCTTGGAGGTGTTTTCAACCGTAGTATCAATCTCGTATTTAAAATCTTCTTCCCTATATTTGTATCCGAGTGATTTCAGGTTATCAAGGAAGACTTTAAGATGAACGTCAAGGGTAGCTGTCAGGTTCCAGCTCGCCTCACGACCGGTACTCTCCGGAGTATAGAAGAACTTCTTGTTTTTCCACTTCCAGTAGTAGGCGTCCAGCCGGAGTTCGTAATCATAACCACCGGTCGTAGAATTATAGGTGGGCTTGTACAAGTCTACAAGCTCAAACATGCCAATTTCGTTATCTATACCATCTCCTAGTTGAAAGTAGATAGGATCTGCAAGAGAAAACTTCAAAGTTATATAGTCTTCCTTCATCAGAAGAAAGTGCCGCTTTGATCCTTCGTTGATAGGAGTAGAAAAACGAATGTTGCCGGATATGTCTTTGATGTCTATCATAAGTTTCGTATACCTTCATACGATGTTTGATACAAAAATACAAAAAATGACATTAAAAGTGTCATTCTAATCGTTAATATTTCTATCCATAGGATTAGGTTCTACTATCTTTAATGAAAAGTGGGCGATTCCCCTCATAAACTGAGTAAATTGATTGCATGAAAGATATATTGTGTGATAAACTATATTAGGCTGATATTTAGACCTAATATTTAATACGCCAGTAGCCAATTCCTGACAGAAGCTATCATACTTTTCAAAAAACTCATTTTCATTTTTAGCAGTGAGATTAATGGTTAAGGTGAGACTGCGTTCATCTACTTTTGGGGTAGCGGCTATTACACGCTTGCCATGTTCTAGTCTTGATTTATTCTCTATAAACTCTTTATTAGGAGGAGGAGTCATCAATGCTGATAGAGAAGATGTATCCATACTGATTCCCCAATTGTCGTAGGAATCTTTATTGTTTATAAAAAGTTCACCTTTGGGCATATTATATATATTTTACAGTTTAGAATTAGCGAGTAGAGAGTCCTTTAGTATTAATTCTTACTTCGGATATATCAGTTTTTATATCATTTAGCAATTTCGTATATTTGGCAATATCATCTAAATAACTATTTGTTATAACATGCTGGGTTAAAATATTATTGAGCACTTCATTTCCAACAGACGATATACTTGTGAGAGAGTTTATCCCCATAACGACAGCTATCATTTGATTCTTGATTTCTTCACCAGCAATCTGAAGGGCAGTGAAACGTCCATTCAACTCATCTGCAGAATCTTGCGACATTGTAGCAAATCCCTTCTTGGAAGATTCCTGAGAAGAAGCAGAAGATGTCCACCCAAAAACTTCTGCCATAGCATCACGTTCTGCGATCATCTCTTCAGCCAATTCTTGCTGTGCTCTTCTCAACTCATCCGTTTCTGAAGATGTTAAATCAAAAATTCCATCTCCATTGCTATCAGATTTATTTGCCCAGTCATTATACAAGTCTTCTATCTTGCTTCTATACTTATTGGCTACAAGATTAGATAGTATTGCATTTTTAAGATAATTCTCAAAATCATCTGCAAAATCCTTACTATCCTTATCCATATCAGACAGAGTAGAAACGAAATTGTCATAAAAAGAATCAAAAGAAACACCTGTCATAGTTTCTTTCAGTTGCTCTTTCATATTTTCAATTTCCTCGTTACAGTCGATTATATCCTGCAAATATCCCTTAACATCATCATCCAATTTAGCCCAAAAAGTAGGAGCATCCTCTTGCAGTTTAGATAGCTGTTCTCCGGTTAAACTGAATAAACCTGTTAACCTTCCACCAATAGCGTCCGGGTCTATCCCTATTGATTGAGCAAATTCATCCCATTGCCTCCATCCTTCACTACTCATACTTTTACGAATTCTCACTCCAATAGAATGAGAACCTGCAGAAGCACCACTATTTAACCTTTCTATACCTAGTTCTATATTGCTTTGTAGTTTCTTTCCAATTAGGTCTATGGCTTCCTCTCCTGCTTTACGCGCTTCATCACCATAGCTAATATCGACATATTCCTTCTTCTTACTAATAAGGATATCCCATACATCAATCAAAGAAGCATATTCATCCTTCATTTTATTATAAGCTGAATAATCAGCCCCAAGAACACCTACAAGACCGGTAGCCATTCCGATTGCTCCACCGATAATAGCTCCCCATGGACCACCGACTGATGCCCCCGTTGCAGCATAAGAAGCAGTATTGCCTAATACAGATGTTACTTTCCCAGCCGTACTGTCCGATTCCACTCCAAGTCCTTCAAGAATACCTGTTAATTCTTTTGCAGCTGATGCTATTCCTTGAAATCCTTTAGAGATCCCTTCGGAATCTTTAGTTTTAAAACCTTCAGTTATTTGCTTGAACGGATTATTCTCGTCAAGCATCTTCTTGAATTTCTTAATCGAAGTTTCAAGGTTAGCTGTAAATTTACTCAAAGCTGCCGGATTAGACATGGCATCATTTATGGCTTTCACCGTATTCTCATTATCTTTGAATATATCCGGTATTTGAGCACCCTCTACGCCATTCATGTAGTCAATAAGCTCTTGAATGTCCTCTATTATACTTCTGATAGATGAAGAAGAGCGATTAGAGAAGTCTGTGAAAAATTTGCTCCACAGTTCCGAACTGTCCAACAGTTCTTTATCCAAGTCATCAAGTTCTTTTTTCCTTTGAGCCGTAAGAGTGGCCTTCTCAGCACTACCTTCTTCTGCTTTAGCTATTTGCTTATCATATTTCTCCATGATAGCCATACGCTTCTCTTGATACTTCCCATATTCGATATAATATTCATTCCAAGCGTCTTTCTGAGACTCTAACTGTCCTTTTGTTATATCAGAGACTTCCTTCTCTCTTTTTCTTTCAACATTAGTATATCTAGTAGAGATTTCAATAGATTGTTCCGAAGTCAATTTTCCGCCCTGTCTTTCACTTGAATCTTTTTCTTGCTTTTTGATGGCATCCAGCTCCTTTTGATAGTCTAAATCAATTTGTTTTAGCTTCTTCTCTGTGCCTTCCTCCATAAGATCAATTTCTGCCTGCAGATTTTGGCGACGAAGAGAAAGCATCTCCTCATTAATCCTTTCTTGCTCTTTCTTCCGTTTCTCTAATTCTTGTTGTGAATTACCTAGAGATTTTCCTGTTTTAGAATCCGAATACTTATCTATTTGTTTTTGCGCTTCTTGTATTTGTTTAGTATATTTATTCCATTCATCGGAATTCTTTTTAGAAACGTCCAAAGCATTTCGGGCATCCTCGGCTTCTTTCTTCTTCCCTTCCCAATATTCCTTATTGTAGACAGTAGGCTTATCAGCATCCTTTTTAGCTTGTTCGTCTGCTTTCTCAAAATCATCTAAAGCTTTAGTATAAATTTCAAGTTCTTTTCTTGCAGCAGATAAATCTTCTTTCAATGCCCCCGTATACCCTCCTCTATTATCAGTTTTAATTATACTGTTTTCCAGACCTTGTATTTTTTGTTGAGACATTACAACCTTAGTCTTTAAACCAATACGTTGCTGCCTTAAAAGTTCATCGGTCTCAAGTTTAATAAGCTCCGCATTTGTCTTTCGTTTTGCAGTTTCCCAATCCATATTTTGGAATACTTCAGGCATTAAACGCTGTAATTGGCGATATGCTATGAAACGTTCTTCTATGGATTTGGATTCATTACTTAAAGTATTTGATAGCTCACTTGCTTTGTTCTTTATACTTTCATAATGATTCTCTTGTGCTTCAAGTGCTTCGTTTGTTTTGCGAACGGCTCTTTCTGTTTCAGTCTCTGCTGTGGCAAGTTTATAAATGCCATAAGCCAATCCAGCAACAGCAGCTGCAGCTAATACATACGGGTTCTTTAGCATTGATAAATTCAAAGCATCTTGAGCTTTTTTAGTTAAGACTAACCATCCATAGTGAGCAGTTTCTTTTGCCGTCAAAGCTGTAATCCCTGATGCTTGTAAAGCTTGCAAAGAACTTGTAACCATTAGGGCGGTGCGATATGCTCCATAGGTTCCTACGATTTCTAACAGTACTCGTCCTACTTTCTCATAGTTTTCAACTAGATAGGAAACTCCAGATAAAGCATCGTTAATGATGCCCTCGTTAGCCTTGCCTATCTCATTGAACATGGTAGCAATAGCATCTTCTATGTTAGAGATTTGTCCAGTAATCGTCTTTGACTGTTCTTGCATAAGATTGTAGAACATTCCGCCCTCATTAGTAAGTGACATGATAACCTTTTGAACTTCCGGAAAACCAACCTTTCCGGCTTCAACAAGTCCCTTAACTTCATTTTCCGCCACATTAAATTGCTTTGCCAATTCGCGAATCATAGGAA